ACCAGGATGGGCTCTGAGCCAAACTCAAGAACAGTGCCACGAATGCGCGCCACGTCGGTGAAGTATATATCATTCCCTGTCGTGTCCGATCTCAGCCATATGTCTCTACGATTGCCACCGACATTGGGTCGGGCAGTGTTGATTATGTCGTTGGTTAGCTCATGTACACCGCTCACTTTACCATTCCCTCCGAATATATCATCAGAGACGAAACGTGAGGGGATGCCCGTGAAATTAAGGGTGTTTAGGTCAAGTGATACGTTAGCTTCAGATCCACTGGCACTCCCCGTGGAAGCTACGATAAATTTACCTTGCCTATCATTGAATACTGCGTTTGCAATCTCATTAAGTGGGGTTGTTGTGTAAGTGCCTCCCCCATCTCCTGAGTAGATAGTATTTGATATCCCAGGACTAATGAAGGTAGTGGTGTTAGTTCCTTCGCTCTCCCCTGAGAATGCGATCTCCGCACTGATCGCAGGGATGCGGTTACCAAAATCTGCAAGGTTCAGGTTCTCAAATACAATGTGAACTAGCCCACGATTTGCAGATGTCAGGTTTTCACCGACCGCGGCTTCGACAAGAGGATCAGGTAGCTGTGTCTCAGATCCAGGGTAGAAGCGGAATAGGAGGCCGTCCAGTTGTTGGTTGGCATCTCTGTCATACCCTAGCTTGCCATCAAACCAAATACGGATTACGCCTACGGCCTCCCCTTCCCCGAATGCCACATCAAGATCTGCAAAATACTCAAACGTGGTCGTAGTCGTCTTCTGCTTGGCTCCGCCTTTGCCTCCTGACGTCTCCGTAGACGATGATTTCGTAAGGCGAATATCGCTCCACCAGATGAGGTTTCCTTCCAGCCGGTCGGTACCATACACTCGGAGTATGTCCTTGCCATATTCAGAGCTGGTCGCAGCGAACTCGCCTGTCTCGCCAACGCTAACTTTTGATTTGGTGGTGGGAGCCAGAAACCCCATGATTAGACCTCAATTGTAGGAAAGCGAAAAGCCGCAATGACTTTTGGCATCCAGTGTTGCAGCGGTTCCTCGACCACTTTCTTTCTAGCCATGTACGCGTGAACCATGTGTGGCTCGCCTCTCTTCATGCTAGCAATACCGCAATGGCAAGGGAAGTTACTGTCCGTCGTGACCAGGACGTCACCAGGCTTTATATCCACTACGTCGATCTCTATAAGACCTGCTTCTCTGAAATAATTGACAAATTCCTCGCCCGACGTTCTGCGTCCATAGTCTGTCGTATCATACGTGGAGAGACCCAGCTTAGCTGCCACGAGGATTACAAGCCCACAGCAGTCAATACCAGCTTCGTTTCTCCCCTGGTGGCGAAAGCGCGTGCCTAGGTAGGTCCGCGCCAGGTCTACGACATCACTGCGCGTCCGGGTAGGAGTAGACTGCGTCGCGTCCGGGGAGCTGATCTTCCCCTCTGAAATTGAGCTTGTTGCCATTTGAGAAATCCTTGGACCCAGACATAATGAACTTTAGTGAGCATGTGCCCGGCAGCTTATCACAGCCTGCATGCAGGCGGAAGACATTACCTATGCCTGGTGGATCGGGGAAAGGCAAGTGCAGGGAGAGTACCCCTCCCGACTGCGTCCATGATTTACATTCTCTGGACAGCCCAGCGTTGGGTCCGCTTTCGAAAGTCAATACCCCTCCGTTGAACCATCCATCTACCGCGCGAGCTTCCGTCACGTTGACTGTGAAGTTAGCTCCGTCAGTTACCGCTGCTACATCCCCGTGGCGCGTCCAGGCTGTCGTAGCTTTCATAACAGCGGTACCGTCAGCAGTTGTGTTGCCTACGGTCGTGTCGTAGGTCGGCTGAGATCCTGCTGTGGTGCCTGCCGTCGTAACTTCGAATATGAGGTTGCCATACACTTCCGATGTCGTACCTGCTGCGACTTCGACCCGGTAGAAGTCTCCCTCCGCGACGGTAGAGTTTCTCCCAAGCAGAGGAGGCTCGATAGGTATCTTGCATCGACTATCACCGACGTCGGCCCTGCAGGTAGGGGAGTAAACCTCTCCTCGTCTTTGGTCCAGTGCATCGGATAAAGACCGAAGCTCCGCCTGAAAGCGTCCGCTTTGACCGATGATAACGTCACCTAGCCGGCCTGTACGCAAGGCGATTGTACCATCCACTGGAGACCTCCAGTTCACAGCCATGATCTCTATTTTTGCGTTGGTGTATTGGCCTCGTCTGATACCTTCTGCATCAACGCCATTATCGCTTATGAAGCCTTCGATCTCGATTGTGTCTACACTCAGGCCTTCCTTGGCTTCAATAGCGGTTCGAGAGAAGCCGGTATCTGCAAAGTATGTCCCATCTCCAGGCACGATAATGTCGGCGTCATGATCTGTAAGACGCACGATGGCCTCGTCCCTGCGTGTGATACGCCAGAGAGACGCGAGGCTGGTGACTTCGCCATCAAGGTGCGTCTGGAGCGCTGAGGGGATTGTGCGGGGCATTAGGCCAGGCTTCCGAAAGGTTGGCGGATCTCAATAAGAGGGATGTTGGGGATGGAAGCAGCGTTCTCCCATATTACGTTAGCGCGAAGCGCGTCGATATCAAAGCGGACGGGTACATCAAACTGCCCTCCTGCGCTGATAACTGCATCATTTGAAGCGGCGGTCGACAGGGTTACGACCCCTGTTGTGTATTCCACCGTCGCGCTGCCGTCCAGTACGTCATCGACGTATACCAAGACGGTTCCGGAAACAGGTTTCTGAATTGGCCTCTTATAGCCCGTCTCAAAGCCTCCGTACCACTTATACAGCTGGAACTTGGTTTTCGATCCATCACCCTTTGCGAATTGATCTAAGGCAGAGATCTCGTAGTCAATGAAGTCTTTGAAGCGAAAACCTATTGCTCGACCTTTACGCACACGAGAGAAAGCCAGGACCTCCGAATAGGTAACTTTGTCTGTGATACCATACGCAACATCCCATTGGCCCCGTTCGAATTCCCAGTCTTCGTTGCGCTGCTCATGACCAGAGGCAAGAGGCAAGACCGTGGTCCGGAAACCTGGTCCGCTTTCTGCTCCGCGCTCAACGTCTTCTCGAAGTCTTGTTTCGACGAAACTCATATTAGCCTCTCATTGTTCTTTCCATTCGCCGGTTGATCTGGCGCTGTGAACGTTGGAACGTATCAGCATCAGATACACCTGGCAAGTTCAAGTTAACCTGGCGCACAGAGTTGTCTGTGGTGCTGGAGCTGCCACCGCTATTGTTGATCGCTTCGAGCAGAGCCCGGTTCTGCGCAGTGGCTGACGCGTTGACGATAAACTCTCCATCTGATACGCGCGCAAAGTTAGCAGCTTCGCGTGGGCCACCCTGTCCTCGGAACAGACCACCGTCAGCAAACGCGGGCACTTGGGCGAGCACAGAAGCGAGGGTCGTTGTGCTGACCAGAGCGGCAGCGGCAGGTGCGGAGTTGGCACCAAATGATGCAAGAGACGCCAGGGCAGCGGCAGGAGCGTAAGCAGCGGCCAGGGCAGTGGCTTGTGCAGCGTTCGTAGCAAGAGCTGCAGCACCGAGGGTCTGCGCCAGGATGGCGTTTGCGACGTACTGCACACCGAGCTTGATGAGGCCAGAAACAAGTTGTGTCAGGCCTTCGCGCGCGACAGCTTTAAGGCTCTCATTCAGGTCGTCACCATTTACGATGGCCCCTGCGATACTATCAGCAAAGCCGTCAGAGATTGTTGTGAACAATCCTGTGAATTCGCTAGTAAGGCCAGCGATAACTGTGGTGAAGTCACCTTTGATAGCATCAAGTGAAGATATGAAAGCATCCTGGAGTGTCCCATCGCCGGCCTCCAGTTTAAGATTAGCCAGGGCAACCTGGTTCTCATTAATAGCTCGTGTAAAGTCATTGACTGACAAGGCCCCTGCCTGGAATAGGGCGACGAGGTCCGTCTGCTCCTGAATGAGGTCACCACGTCCACCGGAAGCCTCACTCTGGACACTCGCCAGGCGCTTCACAGCGTCCTCCTGAGCCTTGATGCTCTCAGTTAGGTCAAGCTGGGCCTTGTTAGCCGCATCAAGCTGTGCGAGCTGCTCTGGCGACACTTTGTCTAGCGCCAAATTAGCTTTCGACAGCTGAGCCAAAGTCTCTTGGCGCTCTGCCGATAGTCCCAGTGCGCGCACTTCTTCATTCACCGCGGCGACGATGTCGGATACCGCTTGCACACGAGCATCGCGCTCAGCGCTGACGAGACGTGACGTAGCCGACGCAGCATCTACCGCACTGATCAGTTTCTTATCCTGGAGGCGGAGAAGCTTCTCTTCAAGTTGCGCGATCTCGGCTAAAGCGTCTGCACCTGTGCCGGCACCTGTAGGGATACGTCCGAGCTCTAGGTTAAATAGGCGTGTTGCTTCTTCCGACCTGGCGAGAAGTTTAGCCAAACGGTCCTGTTCCTTAGAGAGCTCCCCACGGTTTGCAGCTGCGTCGATTAGGTCACCAGAGGCCAGCAGCCCGTTCAGGCGTTCTATGTTGTCACTGTTCTCTTTGACAGTTGTATTATATTCACCACCGAGGCGGTCAAGCTCTTGCAAGGCACCGAATGCATTCTTGGCTTGCCCTTCCAATTGGATCAAGCCGATGTTCTCATCCAGGTTGGCGAAAATACCAAGAATTGGAACATTGCTCTTGCTCTCCTGGAGGGCACGAGCCCGGAGCAATATGCCCTGGAGTTCTTCACGCAAAGCTTCACGTTTAGCTGTGCGCTCTTCTTCTAGCTTCTGGATATTCTCCACGCGAGCTTCAGCTTCAACGAGCTTCAGTCGTGCAGTCTGTATAGAGACGACACGGTTCTCGTCAAGCTGTTTGGTCAGCTGGCGAGTGCTTTCATTTTCGATGTCAATGCTGGTGATCAGCGTATTGGCTGAATTCGTCAGGTCGGTCTTGCTGTTACGCAATTTTTCAATAGCGCCGGCAGCTAGGAATGCAGCGACAGCTAATGCACCGACAGGGCCGAGTAGCAGTGTTACAGCTGAGCCGACTACGCCGATAGATGTACCCAGAGCAAGGGCTTCTGAATTGGCAGGGCCAAGCACATCAGTTACGAGGCCACCGAGTACAGTACCAAACTCAACGATGATAGATACAGCACCTGCAACGAACTCGACGAGAGATCCGACGTTCTCAGCCAGGCTGAAGATCAGGGCTGCAAAGTTTTGGACAATCCCTGTGTTGGCATTGAGGTTACGGAAAGCCACCAGGAACTGGTTTTGGAGCTCCTGGAAGGCCTGCACCAAAGTAGGCACAGTCTGTTGGAACTCTTTCTCCCGGACCGCGGTTTGTGTACCGAGGGCCTTTGTGACCAGGTTCGCAGTCAGGACGCCTTCTTTACCAAGATCACGCAGGTCGCCGATTGTGGTACGCACCCCTGGACCAAAGGCTTCGATCTCAGTTAGTCCTTCAGCCAAAGCTTGCGCAAGGCGGGGGGCTTGTTCGAGCACGGATCTAAGTTCGTCGCCGCGCAAGGCACCGGCTGCAAGACCTTGGCTAAATTGGACTGTAGCTGCTCGTGCTTCTGATGCTGTGGCACCATAGATCTGGAACGCCTGGTTCACGCCAGCAGTCAGGTCAATCAGTTGTTGCTGGCTCAGACCAAGTTCAGCCGTCGATCGCTGCAACCTTGAGAATAGGTCGACTGTGCTCTCTAGGCTGGATCTTGTCTGCGTAGCTGTCGCAGCGAGCTTTCCGAAAAGCTGGTTAGTCAGCTTCGTGGATCCCGTCAACAGGTTCAGTCGGTTATCAGCACGCGTGGCTGTATCAATAAACTCCGTCAGTCCTTTGGCAGCGGATACCGCGGCCAGTGCGACGAGGATGTTTCGGAAGCCATTGACAGCTTTTTGTGCTGAGGACGCGGCTGCGCCAACGCGACGGATGTTCCGTTCCGTCGCTGCGCCACCTTTGGTGGTGACGTTGATAATGACGTTACGTGTAGCCACGATTACCTCAGTTTAAACTCATCGACTTTCTTGGCTGCAAGCTGTGCGGCGGCTTCCGAGAACCCTAATGGGGCCTGTTTCGAATAACCTTCATCCAACAAAGCGATGTAGTGCAAGACATTTGAAATGACTATACTCTTATCTTTCGAAGGCTTGAAGGCACGGATAACGCGTGCCCCCGCAGCAATGGCCGCGTTAGCATTGGTTTGCTCACTCAGGCCAGGGCTTTGGCCTACACCTATTGGAGAATACGCTGGTCTCAGCTTGGAGACAGCCTTGTTCAGACCAACGAAATAGTTGGATCTGGCCGTGCCTTCGTCGACAGGGGTACGCCGCACTACCTGTTCCAGGGCCGTAGAAGCGACGAGCCGCACAATGCGGCCCGTCTCTTCTTCGATCTCCCGGTTCAGGGATCTCATCGCCGAAGCGAGGTTTTTGAAAGTGCTCATTTCTAGCTCTGCTTCTTCGAGACATATTTAATGAACTCAGCGTCCATCATTCTGATGTAGATTGCAAGTCTCTCAAAGTCATCGCCATCAAGGCCATATCTCTCTGCCCATCTGTCCAGGGCCATCCAGGGTATCGCACCTACACCAAAACCGCTCGGTCTTGAGGATGACAGTTCGGTGAAGGCTTCATAGTAGAGCTCGAGCCCGGGCAAGATATCAGGAGCATTCTTGATCTTGTCCGGGAGGTTTTCGAGAAGAAGAGCAGCGTTGTTCCGGCTGCGTTTAAGTGCAGCTTGGGTGATCATCGCTTCTACGCCGCCCTGCTCTAACTCATAGAGCAGGACGTCGGTTAGTTTTTTACGTCTGCCTCGATCTGCTCACGAAAGAGCGTCTCGTCTTTCGCTTGCTGGAAGATGTAGTCAGTCAGAGCCGGCGCGGCTTTGAGAGCTGCGATCAGGTTCTCGTAAGAAGGATCGACGAACTCTTTGAGCTCCGGATGCCATACCTGGTCGATCCATTCAGCCTTCGAGGGGTCTTCGGAGCTTTCTGGATTGCGTGTTTGCCAACCAATGATGACGGCCTCGGCCAGGATCTCGGCGGTTTTCTCGAGCGCGACTTCTTCGGAGAGAGTGCCGAGTGCGATGCTGCGGCGCAGGGGCCTCATAATCCGTTCGGTTACCGTCTTGAATTTTGCGTTCTTGCCGCCTGCGCGGCGAATACGGATCCGGAAGTTCGGCTCTTCGAGAGTGATGCCATCGACTTCGAGCTTGCCATCTGTGCGATAGGAAGCGAAAGGATCAAAATTAGTGAGTGTGTCTGACTTGGCCATGAATAGGCTCCTCTGGGTGGTGAGACCGCAGAGAAGCCCATTCTAGGCGTCTTGTCAAGCCTCAGCGACTGAGGGCAGGTAAGGGAAGAAGCAAGCCGTAAGGGTTGCGTTCAGAGTTGGGTCGCGCGATGCGTCCAGGGATAGAGGCAGAGTGATCGGCGTATCCTTCTCGACGTTCAAGCGGCCTTCGCCGAGCGTGACAAGAGGAATGTCAAACAGCCAGCCTTTGTTCGCCGTGGCGAGCACGAAGTCAAAGGTCACATCCGAGTTGTTGCGGACTGCGTTGATAGCAGCAACATCAGAGAAATACGCCGTGATGTTACCCGTGACTGTGAAGTCGCCGACTGACACGTCGAATGCACCGAGCGTACCGATCGCCTTGGTAGGCGTGACGTTGTTGTTGATCACCAGGGACAGGTCCGTGATGAACGCGAACAACGGGGTGGCCAGGCTGTCTTTCTTCGCCAGACGGATCCGGGAGAAGTCAGAGGACGTGTTGAAGGCCGTGTTGGCTGTGTCGATCACCGGGAACGAACCAGCTTTACGGGCTTCTTGCGCGATGGCATCAATACCGACGATGGCGAGGTCAGCTGTGATCTTGTCAGCGGACTGAACATTCAGCGTGAACTGGTTGGCAACGCCACCCTTGACGTACTCATAACCAGCTGTCGAGAGCGAGCGCTCAAGTTGGATGGTCTGCGTCTTGATAAGGGCAGGTGTCGCTTCGTTCTTGATAAGGTCGCCGAAGTAGATCTCGACCGTCTGCAGTGTGCTGGCCTCAGTAGCCCAGGTGTTCTGCGTCTTGTCGACGGTCAAGCGGTTTGCAGCGATCGTGTGGACGCGAGCAAAGCCGTTATTGGCCGCGGTCAGGAAGCCTGTGATCGCTGTATCGCCACCGACGTAGATCCACTGGCCTGGGATGAGACCAAGGGTTGTGAAGTCCAGCGTGGTGGACGTAAGTGCCGGGAGTGACCCTGAGCTATCCACGTCGATGTCACCGGCAGCTGTGAGCACGCCGACGCGTTTGAGATAGGTGTTAGCAGCTGGCGAAGCGTCATTGGCCACAGTGCCAGATACGGTCACCGTGTCAGAGGCTGTTGAGGCAACGACATTGCGTCCGTCTTGCGCGGCATTCGCGAGGTTTTGAACAATGACAATGTCGCCGGCAGCAAAATAGTCGTCAATGCCTGTGCCGGTAAAGGCGTTCGACGTGATGTCAGAGATCGTCTCTTGCGAGCTGCGACCAAAGGTATCCGAACGACGCCATGCGGCGAAGAAGAATGTTGGCGCGAGGCGCTCGAAGTTGTCGAGCGTATAGTCGACCTGGAAGGAAGCAGAAGCGTCGAGGTCCGTAACGGTACCTTTTTCACGCTGACGGCCCGAGGTGATCGGGGTGCGGGGGGTCGTGGTGACACTCGCGCCGAAGTCGCCGTAGCTGTTAGGCTCCGCCTGGTGCCAGGTGGGGGACGAAGCACCAAGCTCTTCTTCCGGAATGCTGACAGCATCTACTGCAAAGCTTTCGCTATCTTCACCTGGGAGCTGGCCGATGCACAGTTCGAAGGCGTAGCGAAGACCAGTGAAGTTACTGTCCGTCTTTTGTGGGGTTGTTGGGCAGGCCATTATTGTTCCTCATCATATGCAAAATCGACCAAGATGTATATCTGGAACCAAGGATCATCTGGCCCAATCTCGTTAATTCGTACCCTCCGGAAGATTATGCCGCAGTATTCATCCACGCCAGTTTTGCCCCGGAAGGCTCTTGCGATCACTTTAGCCATACGCGCGCCTGAAATCAAGCCATTGTCATCTTGCGGAACGAAGAGCTGTATGGTAATGAAGCCGCTTGCCTCGAAAGACCCTTCCCCATCCTGGCCAAAACTGTCTTGTTCACTGTCCAGGTGTCTCGTTTGGACGCGTAGCCAAGGTCCGTCTACAGGAGGGGTTTCGCGCTTCTGCACGTTCTCCCATGTGATAGGTGGTTCTGTCAGAACTTCGGGCAGGGATCTCCAGCCATTCGTAACATCTTGCCAGTGCTGGTATAGCGTCTGGTTTATGCCTTCGATGGCCTCTTGATATGTATACCGACGAATAGCAGCGGCCATCGTTAAGCCCTCAGCTGTAGAATGAACAGGACCTTCTGGTCCCCAGGGGATATGTCTCTGATCTCAATGATACGGTGTACTGTACCACTGATAGTGATTGTGTCTTTCTGCGTGATCTCGAAATCTTCAACTGCCTCTGCTGAGATGTATGCGATCTTGTCATTGACGCGCACAAGCGTGTCATCAATCTTCGCCCTGGTGATAGGCACGACAGCAGCTTTTACACTGATAGGTACACTGACTTTTACATCCGCAGGATCCCATGGACGAGAGGTGTCAGGAAGAGCGTCATCACTCATTTTATTGAGGGTGACAGTCTTTCCTTTCTTAGCTATGAGGCGTGTGGCCAGAGCCCTGGCGCTGTCATACTCAGCCACGGATAAGGCGTCCGCGGCGCTCAACAAGCCCGCGCCGGATTATCTTTCGATCGGCTCGTGGGTATAGTGGGAGATAGAAGCGTCCACCCGACACAAATTCTACGCTTTGAGAAATAGGGCCTACTGTTTCTGATTTGGACTGGATCATTTGTCCTGTCCCATCTCTATCAGGTGTAGGGTTTAACTCTGCGCGACCAAGGGCGAGAAAAGCATACTCGAATGTCGCTTCAGACACCTCGACTGGGATACCCTCGACGTAGTCGTCGTATTTATCATATGCGTCACTGCGTGGCCATTCGGTCGATTGGCCTGAAGATAGGGGCTCCCCTACAAAGGAGAAGCGTTCGTCAAGGTGGTCTGTTCCCCGGACGATAGCTTGTTCGATTTCCGTGTCATCATAAGCGCTGTGGTCATTGCCGCGCGCAAGATGGTAAGCCTTAAACGCAGCAACGGTCACGTAAGCGTTTGCCCCGGACTGAGTGCCAGATTGGTTCTGAACTATAAGGGCCACGGGGTATTCCTCTTGGGTGTAGCTCAGCCCTTAAATTTTAGAGGGACCTTGAGCATTGAAGTATTTACGGTCGTGCCATTGGAGGTCCCCCTGGTTCGATGTTCGCCGTAAGGGTACGACGAACATCATTTCAGGTCAAGTTAGGCAGCAGCCACGGTTGAGACGCCATCGAACTGGTCGATGAGGACTGCGGCAGTGTCAGCGAAGACAGGGTTGGGGGCATCTGTGAGATCACCAACGTTGATGACAGTGTCAAAGTAAGCGCCTTTAAACAGCGAGATACCTTTTGCACGGTTGGCAGCGGCGACTGCATCAGCCTGCACATCCGAGACTGTGCCGCCAGCGAGAGCAGCCGCAGCGAACGAAGCGCCTGTGCCTACTTCAGTCGTTGCGATCAGATTGCCCGAAGGGCCATGGATTTTAGCAGTCACCGTGACGACGCCTGTGTCCGCAGCAGCGGATACGTCGGGGTGTGCTACAGTCCCTGTACCGTACGCGGTACCTGCGCCAGCGCCTGCGTTGATAGCAGCGGCCAGGTTGGCACCTGTTTCAGTTGCGCTGGCACCAATGTCAACATCATAAGCGACTGCTGGAGCAGCGACCAAGGTGTACGTGATGCCTCCAACTGTGACTGTGTCATCGGCAGTTCCTACACCTGAGAAAGTCACTGCGCCGGATGCTTTTACTGCACCGGCACTGTCGGAGTTAATAAGGATGGCTTTGACGCCATCTATGATCGGTTGATTGTCACCAGAGACGTGACAGAGGAAGAGGGCTTTGGCCATATTTTTGACTTTCTCAGTTTGGGTTTAAAGAGAGATTACGATGACAGCCCTTTCAGGTCAAGGCTCCACAGAGAAAGGCCGGAGCGTGAGCCCCGGCCAGTCAATCTGCTGATCTTAGTTCGACCAGTCTGATTTATACGATATCGTCCTCGTCGGTGTCATCGTCTGTGTCATCGTCTGTGTCTTCTTCAGTCTTCAGAGACGCGAGCCATTCGGCGGGGTCTTTGAATTCAGAGGCCCTATACGCGGCGGCTTGGTCGTTGTCCAGTCCCGCTTCTTTCTCTGGCTTCGTGAGGCGCTTAACTGGTTTCAAAGCAGATTCGATAGGTTCGGTCCCCTCGACGACCCCCGCCCCGGCTTCGCTCCCCGAACTCCCTTCGACGCCTTCACTTGTTTCGTCCCCGTTGACGATAGGGTCAGCGCTTTTCCCTTCAATGCGGCTGGCTCCATATGAGCGCATGTGTTTGTCCACTTGCTCCAAGCTAGCATCTTCGATGATGAGAGTACAGACCCCATCCTTGAAGATGACATTGTGGCCAATGCGGAAAGGGTTCGGGCGAGAGGCTGGTTTGCGCAGCTTGTAGCTGACAGAGATGCGTGACATGGATTTATTCTCTTAGTTGTTGATGGTCATAGCTGCTTAGCATATCAATAAAACTTTGGCAACCATAAGAAAAAGGCCGGATGTTTCCATCCGGCCTCTATCAATTTATCGGGGTGACCGATTAGGCGTCGACAGCCGAACCGAAGACACTGTCTGCTTTCGCAAGACCGAGCTCGGAGAAGTTGGCGAGACCACAATACCAACGGACACGAGTGATCGTTTCGTCCTTGGTTTCGCTTTCACCAACTGGCACAACCTGGATGCCCGAAGCGTTGGCAGCCGTGATGCCGGCGATGCCGTGCGTCCGGGAGCCATCATCAAGCGTTCCTGCAAAGACCAGCGACTGGAGGTCTTCACCGTTGCCTGCGCCAGAAACGGCAGCCACATCCTGGTTCGTGGGGATGTAGTCGTTGCGGAAGATAGGGACGCCGCGGTAAGCGGGGACCGTATCGCCCGAAGGCAGGCTGACAACGTCTGAGATCGAAGCACCACCAAGCAGGCGGAGCAGACGCATGTGCGAACGGATCTCGCGATCGTTCACAGCGAAGTAGTCGACTTCGCCGTCTTTGTCGATGACCTTGGAAATCAGTTCGTCGAGCAACGCGAAGCTGTAAGGCACAACCACGGTACCGCCGCCAGAGACAGTCTGGCCAACTGCGGCCAGGGTGTCGAGACCATCGAATTCGGTAGGCGTGGTGCCTTTGTTACCGAGGATCAGCTGACGCTGATATTCGCGACCGACCGACTTAGCCTTGGAAGCGACTTGCGTTGCTTCTTGATCGTTGCCATCGCCGGAGCGAGTGGCTTGGATCAGGTTGTCGACTTCTGCGTCGCCGATGATTTTCTTCAGGGTCGTGGTGACCTGGGTGAAGGTAGCCGCAGCTTTAGCCGCACCACCTTGGGCCGTGGCGAGATCCGTGCCAACGTCCGCGGAGATAACACCACCAAGGGCGTTCTCACGGTTGTAAGCAAGGGCGTTGCCGTCGATGCCGTCAAACGGCAGGACCTGGAACATCGTGTTGACAGTGACGATCTGTTCGATCACACCTGCAACAAGGTCATTCAGGGCGAGTTTAGCACTTTCTGCAAGGGTAACCGAAGCCATATTGTCCTCTCAAGGGTTCTGTTGTTAGCGCCAGTCTCTCTGACGCAAATAGGGCACACGCAATAAGCGCATGCCCTATTCATACATTTAACCCATTAACCAAGTCAAGTCATGGTTAACGCACTGGAGGGATTACTTCCCGCGGAGGTCGGCCAGGCCTTGTGAGATCTTGCTCAGGGGAGTGCGCTCCGCACCTTTGTCCTGGCTGTCGATCCGCTGGTGCTGCGTGGATCCAGGGGTCGTTCCGCCACCTGGTTTCTTCTCAGCCGCAAAGAACGGTTTGAATTCGTCGTTCTCTTTCAGGCTGGAAACAAACTCGCCGACTTGCATCGGGTTGCCTGCGCCGTTGTACTTAACCTGGCCATCCGCGTCCAGGACAGCAGCGTAGGGTTTACCCTCTTCTGTCGTTTTGACGGTAACTCGTCCGTTCAGGTACGATTTCAGCAGTTCGCCGGAACCTACGATCTTGTTGGCAGCCAGGGCGTCCGAGATCTGAGCGCCTTTAACGAGCGCAGTAATCTGGTTGTCTTTTGCTGTGACGATTTCACCGAGCTTGCCAAGTTCGACAGCATGGCTCTTTGCCATTTCCGTCTTGATGCGATCGATCTCTTCAGTAGCGGCTTTTGCGCCTTTGCCACCGGCAGCAGCTTTTGTCTGTAGGTCACCGACATATTTGGCGATAGCTTCAGGCGAAGCTTCTTCAATGCCTTCGATGCCTTCGAAGATTGCAGCGAGTGCGCGAGCTTGTTCGCGGGCTTTACCTGCATCCTGGCCGGCAGTCGTGCGCGCTTTGCGGGTTTCGGTGAGGTTCGTCGAGAGACCATTCATGCGCTGAGCAACAGGCTTCAGTGCTTCAGAGATGGTATAACCATCGCCGGTCTTCGAGAAAAATTGTTGGAGGTCGGCGGGCACGCCGGTGAGTGTCTCAAGCGGTGCTTCGAGATCAAAGAGATAAGGTTCCATGGGATCGCCCCTGTGTGGATATGTCAGACATCGCGTCTATGCGCCGATCGGCCTCGCGCCTTTCGGTAAGCAACTTATATGTTAACCATGTTTAGGAAGTCAAGCTTTGCGGGTTTTTGGGTCTAACCACGCTCCGTGCAGGCACACGCTAAAACCAAACTCCACTTCGCCATGCTTGGCGATTTCTTGTAGTATACGTTTATTGTAGACAAACTGCACCATGTGGCATTCATATTCCGACATGGGGACTGCCGTCTTAAGGGTTTTGCATAACCCATCTTCGAAGCATATTGCGGCTACGAACGCTTGATCTTTGTTTTCCAATTGGGGAGTGTCCGCTCTGGCTGTGATAACAATCAGAGCGGACAGAAGAGCAACAGAGAGAAGTCTTAGTCCCATTTAAGGGAGCGTAACGACTTGTCCCGGATAGATCAAGGTAGCAGCCAGGTCTGGGTTGACTTTCAGTAGCTCAGGGACCGTGGTGCCAAACTTACGGGCGATCTTCCACATCGCGTCTCCACGCTGGACTGTATAGGTCATCACTTGGTCTACGCCATTCGGGATCTGGTTCTTGAGATCTTCCCTGTCGTCGATGCCCGCTTTATCCATAATGTCATGCTCCTCCCACCAGAGGGGGAAGTTGAAACATGGGCATGCCTTCGGAGGCCCATTATGTTCTCGCAGAAGATCTCTGTGACCTACAGCCCTTACCGTGTGGGGTTTGGGGTGCTTCTTCATGAACAGGATGCATTCTTTTTCAAACGCTTCCCATTGCGCGTCAGTAAAGTTGTCGACGGGCTTGTTGTTTTCGTCGACGCCACCGGCCATAACGATACCAAAGCTTCGGCTGTTCCAGCCCGGCCCGACGTTCCCGACGTGGGCACCTGCATCGCGATAGTCGCGCATCAAGTGGCCTTTGTCTTTTTTGTAGACTTCACCTTCACGTCCAATCAGGACATGGTATCCCGTGCGTCCACTCCAGCCTTTTATATCTCCATGCAGGTGGTCGAGCCACTTGTCATCGACTTTTACATTCGGAGGCGTAGCTGTGCAGTGGGCAACGAAGTGATCGAAGCGCGCCAGGCGTGGGTCTTTTGGGGTCTTTTCAGCAACAGACATGATCATTCTTCCTCTAGGCTTGGCAGCCCTTTGTCATTGTTCACGTAGCCATAGATAAACTCTCGGCTAGTTCTCTTCTTCGGGATCGGTCTTTTCGGTATTGCTTCCACCGGGCCGTCCCGACTTGGCGTCTCGTGGCTCTTTGATGTCCGGGGTTCCGCCCGCTTTGGGACCAGTTGCGTTGGGATCTTGGACACCAGACATTCCTTTATCAGCTGCAGCGAGCTCGGCTCTTATAGCGATCTCTGCTTTGAGCATAGCAAGGTCACTGTTGATGTCAAAGTCTGCACTGAGAACTTTCTTACGGATAAGCTCCGACAAGAAGCCATTACGGCTGATGACACCTTCGCGAACTGCGACTTGCAGTGTCTGTAGTTCGACGGCATCGACACCTTCATTTGCGAAGTCATCACGCACTTTGATCTTGGGGATCTCCAGGCGGTCACCTCCATCCAGGTCGTGTAGGTGGCCTAGGGTGACGCGCATAAAGTCAGCGAAAGCTCGCACCATGCGCTGCAGTGGCGACGTAACGCTCTCTTCGCTAGCCGCACGCGCAGAAGCTGTTTCACGATCCGGACGTTTCTGTAGAAGCGAGCTGCCATAAGATGCCATACGAGCCTCAAGGTCTTTAATGCTCTTCTCCCCAGACGCGATAGCCGCGCCTGAGTGTTCGACGTAATAGAAGCGCGCTGTTGGGTCTTCTGCAATGAGCATCTCACGAGGGCCAACGACTGTTGCCTCAGTATCATATTCACTGACGCCAGATGAAGCGAGCAACGGGAAACGTGTGACCGTCAAGATATTCATCTGGTCACTGTAGCTCTGCCAGTGCTCAACGTTCATATACGCTAGGTCGAGCAGAGGAGGCTTGCCAACCATGAAACCATCGCGGCTCGTATAGAAAGTTGACAATGGGATGCGGTCGGCTTCAATAAGAGCTTGGCGGTCTTTATCCTCGACCCATTTGCCTTTGTCTGGCCCTTCTGTGGGTTGATACCACCAGGCCGACCGAACGATGAAGTCCTCTTCTCCATTGATGGAGTTTTTCCGCGGCTGCACCATCAAGTCCAGTATACGGATAAATTCGGTGTGTACTTCTTCGTATCCATTGCGCGAAACTTCCAGTTGCCGGAAGCGGACATGCGTCAAGACTTCTTCGCCTCTGATGCGCTTAGCTTCAGCAAACAAGAGGTTCTCCGGCATGATGTGGACAAGATAAGGCCGGATGCCTAGATCCCTTTCATCGGCCAGGGTTACGACTTCGTCGCTGGCTGGAGGAGCATCAGCAAGTACGTGTGACATGGATTTGGCCAGGGCTGTGCGGAAGACTTCGTAGCTAAAGCGGGTTAGGTTATTGCCTTGAAGGTCAATGTCGTCAGCATATCTGGCGATTGCGGCAGGCATGCCATCTTCCCAGGAGACGTCCTCAGTGAAGGGTTTGCCCGAGAGCAGGTCGACAGTGAGCTCGAATAGGTTGTATAGGACAGCCTTGCTGATGCGCTCATTGTACGCTTCCCCACGTTCCCTGGGGTGGCGAGGAAGCAGGGTTTCACCAGCTTCACGCATGGCTTCTGTTCCGCCAAGCAGCTGGCTGATCATATACCACCGATCGCTCATGGTGCTGTAAGCGGACGAGACGGTACTCGGATCGTCTTTTTTATCTGTCTTCGTTGCCATTATCAGAACCCGCTTTTACTCATTGATCGGCGAATGCGCCGCAGTCTGTACCTCAGTTCATCCGCGATGTGGTCTTCGATTTCAGTATCGATGTCATCTGGATCCGCGTCGGAACGCGTCAGCGTTGGTATCTGTTTGATAAAATGCCTGCAGTTCTCGAAGATGTAAAGCCCCGGCTCTTCACGTTCTCCGTTTTCTACAGGTAGCGCGTTGCCCAGATAGTCGCGGCAGACCTGCCATCCGGCCTTCCTGGAGCCAGGACCTTTCAGTGCTTTCTCAAATCTGACGCCGACTTTCATCATCTTGCTGTGAATAGTTTCAGCCTTAGCTGAAGCTGTCTTGCCGCCTTCGCCAAAGATGTTGTGGTCAGCTGGGCCGGGCCGGACGCGCTTATGCACATCCCCCTGGAAAGCCATCTCGAGCTCCCTCTCCCGGATACCTTCACCCATCTCGGTACCCGTTAGGCCAATGCCTTCATTTGGTTTACCTGTCGTCCCGTACCATTCAGAGATCCGGAACACATCACCTTTAATTTCGCCCCGGAGCTCTCCAGTGACAGGACACACTACAGGTATGCCGTCGCTCTCGGCGTACCACCCAACGGAGAAAGGTTTGCTCGAGCCCCAGTCCAGAGCTCTATCTATACGCCAGCTACGAGGGATCTGGAATGGATGAATTACATGGTACTTCTCTTTCCAGAGATCAGCGAACATACCCCCAGCGACAATATCCCATGACCCGAAGACCCAGGCCTTCAGCTCCTGTTGGTTGCGGGCCGACGTGCGAAGCGTTTCCATATAGTCTGGGTTGGACGCCAGGAAGATCTTATTTTCTGACAGCCGGCTCTGGATAGCGAGACGCGTCTTGGACCAGCGGACACGGCCTGTTTCTTCGTCGACTTCTTTTTCCCGGAAAGGAGTGAAACGCATCTTCGGAAGTTGGAAGCGTTGCTTTACCCAAACAAAACCCGATCCATAGGGGTTGGTCGTCGAGCGTATGATACGAGGCATGGAAATAGGACCAGACGATCGGCAGCACGACATCATGCGCGTATAGCACTCCGATGTCGACCATGTTGTAAGCTCTTCCCAACCAATGAAAGGATACTCGTGGCCGTGGTAGTTCTCATAGTCATCAGGCACACGCATGTGCGCGAAGCGAAGCTCTTCGCCTTCCGGAAACTTCCAGACGTTATCTGTTTCATTGAACTTGGCTCCCGGGAACATCCGCGGGATCCACTTCTTTGATTTCTTGATGACGTCTTTAAGCTGTTTGTATGTCTGGCGGAAGATGATGCCTTGCCAGAAATGCTCGTATCCTACACCGACGTGTTGGCAGAATGACATGATCAGCGCGTCGGTCTTACCACCGCCACGGTTGCCTTCAAGCAGAACTTCGAAAATGCTGTCACTAGCGAGGAATAGCGTTTGGCTACCCGGCTGTGGCATCCATATCGTTTTCTTTGTCGAATTCTGCATCTTCGTCTAACGCTTCCTGTCGGGTTTGGGCGAGCATGTCTGCGAAGGCCTCTGCGCTCTCTAGCACAGGGATCGCAAGGACGCCAGTTCCACCCTTGTGGGTGATCTCCGACTTGTCACCGTATTTATCGCGCATACGTGCTTTCACCATTTCGATGAGAGCTCGGTCAGATTGCTTACGTTCTTTCAACTCGATCGAGTTGCCAGCTTCATCGATCCGACGCACAGGCCGACCCTGGAACAAGACAAGCTCGTTGTCCTCTCCCATGGCTCGCTCAAACAGCCTGGCTTCAATGACGTCATTG